ATGAGAATTCTTGCGGTATTTGCAGCATCAGGACTATCAGTCTTGGGAGCAGGAGCCGTAGTAGGAATTGAAACTGTACAAGCAGTTATGCTTGCAGGACTCTTAGGAGTAGCCACAGTTATTGAAAGACTGGCAAGGGCTTTTTTGGACGATGGAAGGCTATCATTATCAGAAATAAATGATGCCTTTAAAACGGTAGATAAAAAGGCTAATTAGTCATTATTACCCCTAGTTGACAGCCCTCTCTGGGAAATGGTATACTTAAGTATCACCTATCTGGAGAGGGCTACCCAATTTGTATAACGCTAGTTCTGTCCCAAGTTTTACCATTAAGGCAGCATCCTCTGGGCCCATAGATATTATAGACCACGGAGACTATTACTCTCTTTATAATAATCAAGAGCAATGGATGTCTTATCAAAAAAATAGTGACTCAGAGATTAAGGCCCAATACTCATCTTATGATTTAGCATTTGAAGATGTCTTAGTATCTGGCTTGGGTTTTGGGATATTACCTTTGTGGCTTTGCGACAACCCAAATGTTAACAGTGTAACAGTGATAGAAATCTCTAAAGATGTTATAAAGTTATTTAAAGAATCAAATGTTGTTCCAAACAAATTAACGATCATTAATGATAATATGATTACATACAATACAAATAAAAAATACAATGCAATACTTTTAGATCATTATGAAAAAGAAGACTTCGACTTGATACTAAAAGACATAGAAAATATATGCAACAGAATAGATCATGATATTTTTTGGGCCTGGTCTTTAGAGGCTATATATTTGTTTAAAATGTATTCAAGTCTTGATGACCCCAGAAAAATGGATATTGATAAAATATTAAAAGATAATGAGATGGACCTTAGTAAATTTTGGGCAAAATTTATAGATCAGTTCTTCCCCAAAGATACATTGATAAAAAATATTAGTAATGATAAATTAAATAGTTATATATGTAACTTTTTTGATAAACCTCATTAGGACTTTACTTATATCAATGTAGATGCTATACTTAACTATACCTATCTGGAGGGGCTTTTGCATGACCGTTATTGCTGTTTTAAAACATGAAGACAAAGTTTATATGGCTGGAGATCGTGGAGCATCGGATGATGGTACCATTTTAGCACTCGAAGCACCAAAGGTTTGGAAGACTGGTCCATACCTAATTGGATATGCTGGGGCAATGGATGGAGAAAGAATTCGTCACAACTTTAAACCAACTGCTCCCACTCTTAAAGATACAGATAAATTTATGCATACAAGGTTTGTTAAAGAACTTCGTGAATTCTACAACGAGTTTTGGGTAGACACATCTAAAGATGGAGATCTTGGTTTGATCATTGCAGTTCGTGGAGAAATCTATGAGCACAGTTCTGGGGATATGTCTTTATCTAAGTACATGCTTCCTTATCTTGCTATGGGTTCTGGAGCAGAGTATGCTTATGGTGTTTTATATGCAACAGATAAACAAAAAAATGCCAGGAATAGAGTTGTCCAAGCAGTCAATGCTGCTATTAAATTTAATCCATCCTGTATGGGTCCAGTTGACATTGTAAGTCTTTAGGAGTATACTTTTAATATGCATACAGAAGATGAGACAGAAGACGCAGAATTTGGTATCTGGCTAACAAGCGGTATTGAACGAGGATGGATTTCAGATCCATACTGTAATACGCATGATGGTGGATATGAATTTATGGGTGAAGATGAATTGCAAGAATGGGAAGAAGGCGGAGACCCTTGTTGCCATGTAGTAAGACTAATGATTTAAGGGAGACAAAATGTTTAGCGCTTTAATTAATGAAGAAAACATAAGCAAGTTTAAAAGCAATACGCCTTTTGTTATTCGTGCGTCCAACTTTCCAGATATCTCTTGGCAAACAGTTCTTGAAATATTAAACTATGACATGCTAAATGGAAGACCAACTGGCAGCAAGATGTACAAAGACTACGGCTTTAGACTTATTGAAGCAACAAGAATTCCAGAAGTTAGACTTCTAGCAGATGCATTGTATTCTGTTTTTGCTAAGTCCCCTCACTTTGAAGATTTAAATGAAGAAGATCAGGCTCATCAGATTTACATTAGTCTTACAACACAGAGAGGTTCCTATGCTGATAAGCATCACGAGCCAGAGCATGTTATCTTTTGGCAGATACAAGGCAGCAGCACATGGACAATTTTTAAAAATGAAACAGAAGTTGACATTGTAGAAGTACTTAATCAAGGAGATATAATCTATTGCCCCCCAAGTCGTTGGCATCAAGTGGCTGCAAACTCACCAAGATGCGGTATCTCTATGGGGTTTGGATCCTTAGCAGTATAATAGTTTTCACCGTGAAAATTATATTTAAAAATAGGAGTTGTATGAAAAAGTTTATTTCCTTTCTTTTGATGTTTACTTTCATCACCCCATCTGCAAATGCAATAATGGGTGGAGAGAACGCAAGCGGTGATCCTAAAGTTGTTGCTCTTATTCACTGGAATGAAAGCCAAAGACAGGGCTGCTCTGGAGCACTCATTGAACCAAGAATTGTTTTAACTGCTGCACACTGCATGTCTCGTATGCCAAAGGATGGCGTATGGAGGCCTGCATATGATTCACACCTTCCAGTCTCTGGCCCATTGTCAGATAAGACTCCAATGTGGGTTGCCTTGCCAGGAACAGATGTTTATTCAAGTGGAACAAAGACTGCAAAAGTAATAGCACAGTACGGACCAGAGTACTATGAGGATTCTTTTTATGATAAGGCTGGGACAAATAGCCATGGATCTCTTTATGACTTTGCAGTTTTAGTTCTAGACCAACCATTGAGTTCTCAGACTTTTAGAATATCAACAATGGAGGAAACTCTAAAACTAATAGAGAATGGAACAGAAGCCTTAGCACTTGGCTATGGCCACTCTAACTATAATATGTATTCGAGCCCAACACCACAGAAAAGTAAAACCAATATTAGAAGTCAATTTATTTGGCAGGGTGCAGAAGAAAAAGGAATTCTGCAAACTAAGCCCTACTATAAATTAGGAATGATTGTACAAACAAACTTTCCAGACAATGTTTACCATGGTGGGGGAGACTCAGGAAGTCCTCTTTGGGCAAATATTTCTGGAGAGTGGGTATATATTGGTGCATTATCTTCATCACAAGGACCAACGGCAAACCTTCCAAGCACTGACAACATTTGGAAAGATAAGTTTTGGACCGACAATGCAGGGGGACATTACTATACTGCTTGGTCTTTTGAGTTTTTAATAGAAGATGCAAAGAGATTCCTACTTGATATTGAAAAGATTAAAGAAGAAAAGGTAACTGTTCCTACAGTTATTCAAGAGCCAAAGCCACAGGTGGTTGTAGAAGTACCAACAATGCCAACAGTAATTGTGAAAAAGAAGATTACGATTCTTTGCACTAAAGGAAAGTTAAAAAAGAAAATAACATCTATTAATCCTAAATGTCCAACTGGATACAAGAAGAATAGTCTTGGGGTGTAACTCAGATGGTAGAGTGCCGAACTGTTAATTCGGATGTCGCAGGATCGATACCTGCCACCCCAGCAAATTAGAATAGGGTATAATATATAAATGAGCACAAACTATGATGAAAATACACATGCCTTTACAAAGGATGTTTATTTTTTTCATTCCCCAGAACTAAGTCACGATATTGAGCCAGCATTTCAGTTTAATACAACTCCAAATGTAACCTTGGCGCATGACAAAAAAACAAATACCATGAAGCACGATCATGATACTGTTTCAAAAAATGAGGTCCAATATCCACTAAACAATTATTGCCATATCTCTGATGACTTTTTACCTCTAGATAATAAAAAAATAAATGTACTTTTTGCAGGATGCTCTGTAACTGCTGGAGAATATATGCCATATGGATACTCATGGCCACACCACCTTTACGAATACCTTAAAGAAAAAAATATTAACCTTGGACCAAAACAGATTTTAGGTTTTCCTGGTGCCAATGCAGCAAAAATTATAGCAAATATATTTAAGTATGTAGACAAATTTGGAAAACCAGACTACATATTTTTAATGCTTCCAGATATGTTTAGGTTGTACACTGCGACAGAAGACATGTTTAGACCAGAGATAACATACTCAAGCGATTCAGTTATAGATGACTTAATGTATCCGTTCCAAGGAATGTACGAATATCAAATGGCCTATAGAAATTTAGAAATTTTTTGTTCTTCTCTTGGGATAAAACTTTTCTCAACATCTTGGGAAATGTGTGCAAATGCAGAAATGGACAAACTAAAATTTAATACATATCTATCTTTATCTTTTTCATCTCTTACAGAAACGAACTCAGATAAAACAATAGAAGAACTTTCAGATAAAAAATATAAAGATTTTAAAAAAAAGTATTATATTTATGGCTCAGACAAACTACACCCTGGACTTATATCTCACATAAACTATACAAATCATTTTATAGAAAGGCTAAAGAATGATATCTAAAATAAAGAAACTTATATTAATTTATAGATTAAAAAGATTTAACAAAAAGCCAAAGAAATATACATACTAATGATCATACTTGGTATAAATGAAACATCACACGATGCTTCAGTTTCACTAATTGAAGATGGAAAAATATTATTTGCAGGGCATGCTGAAAGATATAGCAAGCAAAAAAATGATTGGTATGTGAATGATAATTTAATAAAAGATGCTTTGCAGTATGGCAGACCAGATCATATAGCCTACTACGAGAAACCCCTTCTAAAGGCCTCCAGGCTGGCATTAAGGGGTGGTCTAGGTGACTGGAAACCAAGGTTTAATATTGACGGCATACCAAGAAAATCTTTTAGTCACCACTACTCCCACGCAGCAGCAGGATACTATACAAGTGCATTTAATGATGCTGCCATTGTTGTTCTTGATGCAATAGGAGAATACAATACCTCAACAATTTGGGTTGGTGAAGGCGACAAGATTAAACTAAAGTATAAACAAAACTATCCAATAAGTTTTGGACTATTTTATTCAGCATTCACACAACTAATAGGCTTAATGCCAAATCAAGAAGAATATATTATGATGGGGATGGCTGCCTATGGAGACTGGCAAAAATATTATAAAAAAGTAGATGAATATTTTCCAAGTTATGATAAACAAAAATATAATTTTCATAAAGGAATAACTGACTGGGGTTGGGTTTCAGAACAAGATAAATTTGATATAGCAGCAGCAGTACAAATGGTATACGAGCAAAGGCTAAATCAATTCATGCGTATGGCAAAAAGTTTAACTGGAAAGAACAACTTAGTATTTATGGGTGGATGTGCACTTAACTCATCAGCAAATACATTGCTGTGGAAAATATTTGATATGATTTGGATCATGCCAAACCCTGGAGATGCTGGGAGTTCTCTGGGCGCTGCTGCTGCACTCTATGGCAAACATGTTGAATGGAAAGATCCATACCTTGGTTATGATTTAGGTGGAAAATACCCTATTCAGAAAATTGTTGACGGTATATTAAAAGATGGAATAGTGGCAGTAGCAACAGGTAGAGCAGAATACGGTCCAAGAGCATTGGGAAACAGAAGCATCCTTGCAGATCCAAGAGATCCAAACATTAAAGACAAAGTTAATTTAATTAAACAGAGAGAACTGTTCAGACCTTTTGCACCAGTAGTACTTGCTGATCACGCACACAAATGGTTTGATATGGATTTTGAAAGCCCATATATGCAATACACGGTTAAGTGTCTTCAACCCGATAAGATTCCTTCTGTAGTCCACAGAGATGGAACCTCAAGAGTTCAAACAGTAACAAGAGAGCAACATCCAGGTTTATACCGTGCAATAAATAAGTTTTATTTACAAACAGGGGTTCCAGTATTGCTAAACACAAGTTTAAATATTAAAGGCCAGCCATTGCTAAATGATGAAAATGATGTTGTTTTATGGGAACAGACATACGGAACAAAGATAATAAGATGATTAAAGATATTAAAAACAACATGGTTGGTTCAGACTTTTGGCTTAACTCAGAAGAACTTTCCTTTTCTGAAATTACAAGAGAGTCTAGAATTCCAGATCGCTGGAGAAGATTCGACATGATAGATGATAGGTATAAAGTTCTTTTACTTAAACCAATTAACACCTATGTTTCTGAACTTTATCCAAGACCTGAGATAGTCTTCATAGATAAGATTAGCGGAAGGGTGACCCTAAGACAAAAAACTCATGCAGAAATTTGGGTAAGTCCTTCAGAAGAAAATCTTTATGCACTAGACAAGACATGGCAAAGGCAGTTCTATCCCTCTAGCAAGAAATATACAAAAGATAATTGCTTTATTGCAACATATAAATTTTATGTTCCATGGGTAATAGATTCTGATATTAAAGCAACAGTTTCCTCTGTGGATAATAGTCCATTTAGCGTAGAAAATCAAGAAATTAACTTTAATAGTTTGGATGGACTTACTTTGGTCGATACTAATTTTGTAGATTTTAAGATAAAAATTGAGGGTAGTCATATGGTTAATTCTAAATATGGTATCATTGATATAGGTACGCCAATGTATGATTTCAGTTTTATTTTAAATTACAAACAAATGGAAAGGCTAGTTGCTCAATATGGATAATGAAAAAGAAATAATCTTTATAACCTCTCTAAGTGAAGAGCACACTCTTGAGCCTGAGCCAGCCTATAAAAAAATTCCACAATGGTATAGAGATCTAGCAAAGCACTACATGTCAAACGATTTGGCTGACCTTGATCCAATCAATGACCGTGGAGGTGACGGATCTAATGTTTCTACTAAACTTTGCCTTCCGTTTCAAGATGCCATGTCTCTTGGATATATGTATTGCTTAGAAGACGATTTGTTAGTAGAGTTAGGTGTTGATGGAAAACCAAGGCTTTCTTGGAATACTCCAGTGATGATGGTAGACAAGAGGCCAAATGTTGATCTTGCTATTCCAGACGATGTTCACCCAGTACATTTTGGAATTAAGATGCAGTGGTTCTATGAAACACCAGAAGATTATTCTTTGCTTTTTACCATGCCAATCAACAGACCAGACCTACCATTCTGGACTCCATCTGGAATAGTAGACTCAGACATCTGGGGCTTGCCAGCATTTCTTCCATTATTTATTAAAAGAAATTTTGAGGGAATAATTCCAAAAGGAACTCCAATTGCACAGATGATTCCTATTAAGAGAGAACCTTGGAACCTTGTCATAGACAGGTCTCAGGAGTCAGTGGAGAAACATGAACTTAGGTCTGAGAATAGAAGGTCTCATATTACGGCACACTATAGAAAATTTGCATGGCGCAAAAAGCAGTACACCAAAAGCAATATGTAGTATAATTAATTACCTACCAAAAGGAGAAAAAATGATTGAGCAAAATTCACATGAGGTGTCGTCTAGACCCCATAAGTTTTTTGAAAGATATCTAGACAATGATCTAGGAAAACTTTCTAGTTTTTTAGAAGAAAAATATAAACTAATCCAAGAAGCCGAACTTCGTGGTGTGGATAAGTTAGGCGATGGAGAAATTTGGGTTGAGTCTGGAAGTCTTTCTACTGTAAAGTGGAGAGAGTACAATGTATTTCAGTTCTCAAGCCCAGAGATTTATAATATTTTTAAAGCAATCTCATCAGCAACTCGTGAGGCATGTGAGTATTATGGTATAGACTTTGATGCTCAAAAGTATATGGTGCAAGGATGGTTTAACATTAACAATTCAGAAGTTGGAAAGTTAAACTGGCACGACCATGGTGGTCCTTTTGCTCCACACTTCCACGGATACTACTGTATTAATGCAGAGCCTTCAATAACTCACTACAGAATTAACGATGGGTCAGGAAGAGTTGTTGACAATGTTAACAAAAACAACAGAATGATTATTTCTGAAATGGGACACCCACATGCTATGGGAGATTGGGAGTGGTCTGGGTCAAGAATCACTTTGGCTTATGACATTGAACCGCTAGATGCATTGATCAATAATGATTTAACAATTGAACAGCACTGGATTCCACTACTTTAATGAAAACTATATTTGTACATTTTTGGGGATACAAAAGCAAAGAATTGCCAGAGGCAGTCAATGCTCTTATATCAAACCAGAGTGGTCAAAACAAAGTTATTGTTTCCGTATACGATCAGGTAAATGTTTCTAGAAAAGAAAAGTTTAACTCTGATTTTTATGAGCATGTCAGATGGGACAGAATAAACTCAAGTTACACTTTTTTAAATGATTCCATAAATTCTGCAGATACAGACTTTTTTATGTATGTAGATGGGGCAATTTATTTTCAACCAGGATGGGATCTTGAGTTGGTAATGGGTCATGGTGGCAGAGATGTTATTATTTCTGGCAGTGCTGGAATACATTTTCAGAAAGAGTCACACTTCTATCCACCATATCAAAGTTTTGAGTCATCAACTGCTACGATAACAAACTGGATAAGTCATGATTTTATATTCATGGATACACAGTTATTCAGAAAGTTTCCAGATATTTCTATGCTAAAGTACATAGGGCTAGAAGACATATTTTCTTTGTACGCAGCAGAGTTAGATATAAGGGTTCAGTCAATACCTTCAGCATGGTGCAAAAGAATAGATAGCGGAATATTTAGCGCAGACTATATACCTTTTTCTATAAAGCACAACTACAATAAGGTTATAGATATATACAAACAAAAGAACAATGAGTTCTTTGATGGCAGGTATTGTGTGGAAAGGCTGTCTTCCCTAGTAGGGTTTGACTTTTCTACCCTAAACTATCTTCCATATGCACATAATGATATTGTTTATGATCCAGACATGGAGATAGACAACATTTCTGCCGAAAGATTTTCACAAAATATAAGAAGTATAGGATAGTGGTATAATTATCATGGAGGAAAAATATGAATAGACCAATGATTGTAGAAAACTTTATATCTCAAGAGGATGCAGATATTCTTATTCAAGAAATGCAGTCCCCGTCTGAGGTAAACCCATACCCAGAATACTATAAGACAAGGTTCGGTGGTACAGGATATCCCTATAACCGCAGGGTACTGGACATTCAAAAAAAGTATGCACTAAAATCCAACAAGATACTGCAAGACCTTAATCCAAACGAGACAAAAGAAATAAAAACATTTAAGTGTTTTGGATCAACATGGAATCCTGGTGGTTATGGTTTAGCGCATATTGATGATCAAGATCCAGAAGCATTTATTGAATACAGTACTGTAATTTATTTGAATGATGATTTTGAGGGTGGCAAATTGTACTTCCCTAAATTTGGTTTTACTTATGTTCCTCAAAAACTGGCTGGAGTATTTTTTATAAGTGATGGAGAAAAGTGGAGACACGGAATAACATCAGTGGAAAGTGGTTCAAGGTCGACACTACTTTATATGCACACCACGCAACACGAGCATGTTGACCCAGACTTGGATTAAATATGACAATTAATTTTAGAAATACTACTTTTGCGATGTTGGAAAACCATCCAGATGAGAGTATGATTCAGTGGACACATTGCTCAAGAGATCATTACTTAAAGTTTGAAGAGATGTTTAGGAAGAATGTTCTGTTCTTCGATCCATTCCTTGTTGATAGTTTTTTTGAAAAATCAGATTTTGAAGAACTTAAAGGTATCTTAGAATCAAAAGATGTAAAGGATATTGCCTACACAAAGCAGATGAATAAGTGGGAAGATGCAATAGCAATTCCTCAACATTTCTTTGATAAGGCTATAAAAAGAACGCAAGATTTGCTGGGAACAAAAGATGTAGAGTTAGGTTATTACCTATACGCACATCATCAAATAACAGAAGAAGGTCGCAAACCATTCTTACAGGTTCACCTAGATTGGTCTCCAGGATGCTATATGGTTGACCTTCATATAGGGGGTAACCGTGACTGGGGATTTGTTGCACATGACAAAGAGTTTATAACAAAGCCTAATGATGCAATTGTTGTTCAGCCAGAAATGGACTTTCACTATAGACCAGACTGGAATTCTGATGATCCAAACGAAAATTATAAGGCTTTGTTCTTTCACCTAATTCGAAAAGATCACTGGAAAAATCTTTATGGTGATAAGTTTATAACAGATGCAGACTTTCTTGCTTTTCAGCGTCAAAGATTGGCTATCTGGCAAGAACTTTATGTAAAACATGTACAAAGTATTCCTGGGTTGCCATCACCAGTTTTTGGGGATGACTCAAAGTTAACTGAGGATGATAAGAGATTGTTCAATGTAGAGAAAAAGGTGGTAATGTAATGTTTAAATATGAAAAACTTGGAGATGGTCTTGTATATTATAGAAACATAATTGAAGATCCATACAAGATTATAGAAGACATTGAGTCTCTCAATGACCGTGTCGTTAAAGACATTGCAGATGGAGTTAAAGATGCAGAGCATGGAGTAGCAAAGCCATGGCATAACTGGGATCATGCTCACGGAGATATGACATTGCATTTCTGCAAACAAAGATGGCTACCAAGAAGTGCTGATATGAGAAAAGAAGCAATGTATTATGACGAATACTCATCCATATCTGATAGACTTTTTAGTGGCCTAGACTCTAGTTATGCTCATTACTCAAAAGAAGTTTATCCATATGCTGCTAGAAGTATAAAAGGTACAGAAGATAACATGAGTATCCTTAAGTATGAGACTGCTGGATATCTTCCAGCACACACAGATCATGGTAGCAGCAGCAGGACGCTTTCTGTTGTAATGTATCTTAATGACGACTATGTGGGTGGAGAAATCACTTTTCCACATGTTGGTAACGGAGTAACAATTAAGCCAGAAGCAGGAAGCGCAATATTCTTCCCTTCAATGTTTGTTTATGTTCATGAGGTTGCTGCTGTAACAAGCGGAACCAGATATGCTTTACCAAATTGGTATCATAACATGAAGGATAAAATATACACAGATGGGACAGAGTAATGACCAAAGAAGAAGAAGAAGAACTAAAGGCAGAAATTAACTTTATGTACAACCTATATGAAGAACTGTGTGTTGCATATAAAAAACTTTCAAAAGAAATGGCAAATAAAAAACTTACAGAGGTAAATGACATGAGTCATATGACCTTTAAAAATGAAAAGGAGATAATGTAATGAAAGAACCCGTATCAGGAGGATCTGCTAAGTCAGCAAAGGGATCCGCAGAAGCAATCATTGCGGTTGCAAAGAAAGAACTAGGAACTATTGAAGGTCCTAAAGATAACGAAACAAAGTATGGTGCATGGATGAAGGTTAACTTCCAGCCATGGTGCCAATCATTCGTTTCTTGGTGTGCATTTACTGCGGGAGTTTCAAAGTTTCCAAAGTCTGCATCAACAGTAGCAGCATCAGATCAGTTTAAGAAGGAAGGCCGTTGGTCAGATGCTCGTAACGATGATCCAATGCCAGGAGACTGGATCTATTTTGATTTCCCAGAAGATGGCGTAAATCGTATTTCACATGTTGGTCTTTGCATTAAGAACAATGGTGATGGAACTATTCAGGTTATTGAAGGAAACACTTCAGGAACTGCCAAGGGAGATCAACGCAACGGAGGAATGTGTGTTGAGAAGACTCGTGGCTATGTAAAGGATAATAAAAAGAAGTTGGTTAATGCAGTAGTCGGATGGGGTCGTCCAGTTTATACTGGTGAAGAGGGTGCCCAACTACTTGGTAAGCCAGAAGCCCCAGTAGCAAAGAAATCATCTGGTGGCGGTGGCAAGGGAATGGTTGCTCTATAATGGAATCAACCAAAAGAACTCTATTAAAGACAGTGAGTTGGGAAACATTTCACCTTGTTGGTGTTGCTGGAGTAATTTATTTATTTACTGGTGAGTGGGAGTATGCTAGTCTAGGTGCTCTTTTTTATATTGGTTGGGAAGCACTTGGATATTTCTTACACGAAAGAGTCTGGGCTAAGTTTGGAAATAAGGTAAAATAATGAGAATTAAACTTATTAAACTCTTTGTTTCTGTTCTAGGATATAAGTTAGAAGATACAAAAATTAACCTACCAATTTGGCAACTTAAAAAGAAAAAGTAAACATTATGCCAGCGTATGAGTATGATTGTATGGTTTGTGCTGTGAGATATTTAAAAACTCGCAACATTTCTGAAGAAGATCCAGGGTATAAATGTGAGACTTGCAATAAGCCTCTAGTTCGTGTATACTCTAATATAGGAGCCGTTTTTAATGGCTCTGGATTTTATTCAACTGACAACAGAAAGCGGTAGTATAATGTTTACAATGATTAAAGATGAAGTTAAGCAGGAATGGCAACTATCTCCACATGATCGTTGCGATAGGTGCAATGCTGAGGCTTTAGTAAAAGTCACTGGTATCAGTGGGGACCTTCTATTTTGTGGTCACCACTACAATAAGATTATGGCTATTCCAGATGGATATAATAGCATGATGTCTTTCATGATTAGCATTGTTGATGAACGAGAAAAATTAGTTGAGGATTAAAAATGATTATTCAGATTATTGGTCTACCTGGTTCTGGCAAAACAGAATTATCAAAGGCCCTAAAAGAGCGTATTAATGCTATTCATCTAAATGCAGATGAGGTTCGTGCAACCGTAAATTCAGATTTAGGGTTTAGTCCTGAAGACAGGATTGAGCAAGCACGACGCATGGGTGACATGGCAAGACTTATTGCTAAGCAGGGTGTAGCACCAGTAATTGTAGATTTTGTATGCCCAACAGAATTAACTCGTAAAGCATTTGGAAAACCAGATATTTTAATCTACATGGAAACAATTGAAGAAAGTAGATTTGAAGATACTAATAAAATGTTTGAAGTACCCAGTAATTTTGACATGGCTTTTATTAGTCATGAGTGGAACGCAAATGAAAAAGCAACAGAGATTATTAAGCAGTTCAGACTACATGATTGGTCTGCACCTACAACCCTTATGCTAGGTAGGTACCAGCCTTGGCACGAAGGCCACCACGCCCTTTACAAGGAGGCTGGTAAGAGAACTGACCAAGTGCTACTTGGAGTCCGCAATACCTACAATACAAGCGAAAAGGACCCCCTTAAGTTTGATCAGGTAAAAGAATATATTGCCAAGGATGATTTTATGGACGGGGCATTAGTACTAAGACTACCTAACATCACCAACATCGTATACGGTAGAGATGTTGGATACAAGATTGAACAAGTAGATTTGGGGGCAGACATTCATGCTATATCGGCTACGCAAAAACGTAAAGAGATGGGTATCTAAGGTCTGGAACTGGACCACTAAAGAAAATAATATGGAGTGGCCATCATGACAGTAACCAAAGCAAGATCAGCACTAAAGGCTATTACCTGGCGTATAATTGGAACAGCAGATACATTTGCTATTGCTTGGCTTATAACCAAAGAGCCAGTTACAGCAGGTGCAATCGCAAGTTTCGAGGTACTAACAAAAACAATTCTTTATTACTTCCATGAGCGTGGTTGGAATAAAGTTAAATGGGGGAGAAAATAATGTATGAATACTATGTAAGAAAAGTAGAGAATGTCGTAGATGGAGATACCATTGATGTTCTTATTGATTTAGGGTTTGATATTTTATTTGCATCCCGTGTAAGACTGGCTGGCATTGATACCCCTGAGTCTCGTACAAAGGATCTTGCTGAGAAGGCTCTTGGTCTTGAAGCCAAGGAGTACTTGAAGAAGTCTCTAAAGGATGCCAAGTCTGTTGTAATCAAGACTGAGAAAATGGACTCATCTGAGAAGTATGGTCGCATTTTAGGCTGGGTATATGTAGATGGCAATACAGTATCTCTTAATGACATGATGATCAATGATGGTTATGCATGGGGCTATCTTGGAGATACCAAGGTTAAAGATTTTGGAGCGCTTGCTAAGGCTAGAAAGAAGTCTGGAAAGTGAAACATGTACTATACTTTACGGCAGACTGGTGCAACCCTTGTAAAAAGGTAAGGCCAGTTGTAGATGAGATTAGCCGTGAATACTCTGATGCTAAATTTATTACAATTGATGCTGATACAGAATTGGAGTTAGTCGAGAAGTTTGGGATAAAGTCTGTTCCTACCTTTATACTAATTGATGATGGGAAAGAAGTCTCCAGAACAACTGGTGCAAAAACAAAAGAAGAACTACTAAGTTTAATAACTGGAGAATAAAATGAATCCAAGAACAAGTGCAATGGTTGAGCACCTAGTAGATCAAGGTGCAATCATCATACATAGTATTGATGAAGACGGGCAAATGCTTTATAAGATAACCGATAAACTAAGAGAAGTTAATCCTGATATATATAAAAAGTTGGTTAATCAATACAATGATCACATGTTTAGACTAATAGATAAAGGTCCTATGACCATGGTTTGGAAACTAAATGGATGAAGAAAGCATGTTCGAAGATTTGATTTTGAGTGGGGCCTTAGAGGTTGCTGGCGTTGATATTGACACTGGTGAAATGCTTTATAACTTTACAGAAAAATTAAAAGATATTAATCCTAAACTTCATAATGAATTCTCTACATATTTTTCAACAGAAATATCTGGACTTTGGGAAAATGGATTTATTGAGATGAACATTACAGAAAAAAATCCTATGGTCTCATTAACAAAAAAAGCATTAGATGAAAAAGAAGTAAAGAAACTAGATAAACAGAAACAGTACACCCTAAAAGAAATTATTAGGGTTATTATGAACAACAGGAGATAACTATGGACTTTATTGCTGGAGCAGTAACAATAACTATAATACTTTATCTTGCAATGAAGTATTTTGAAAAACTGTACAGCATTTCAGAAGAGCCTAAAAGATATAAATTTACACAAAGTTCTTTACACGAAATGATAAAGCCATTGCTTCCACAAGATATTTTTAAGGTAGAAAATAAAAAAACACAGTCCTATGAGTATGAAAAAAGAACCAATGTTCGTGTTATTATTTTAGACGGAATGGCTTACTGGATCAAAGACAATCAGTTTTATCAGTCAAACATAAATGAGCAGGGGATAGACAAAGAAAACTCAAGAGTAGTTGACACAATGGGTATGGATAAGGTACAATTAGACAAGATGCTGTTCATAATGGACAAGTTGAGAGAGGGGCTATCAGATGATAGTGGGGATTCAGGGGAATAGCGAGTTTAAGGACTACACAGTTTTTCTTCGTGGTATGGCCGTGGCTATGTCTATGATCAATCCAAAAGACTCAAACTTTGATATCTATTCTGCAGGACCAGGAAATGTAAATGATATGGTATCTGAGTTTGTAAACTTGTCAGAGCGTGGGTTAAAGTCTCGTGGTAAAAAGATAAAAGTATATAAGGTTGCACCTTCATGGATCAGTGACAACATTAATAATTTTAATTATATTGCATACTTTGCATCTGGAAATGAGCAAACCTCTAAACTAGTTGATGTAGCAAAAACAAATAATATCGAAGTCGGAATTTTTAAATACTAAGGAGATATAAAATGATTGTAAAAACATTAGAAAAAATGGAAAAGATTGTTGCTTCAAATAAAGAGTTAAGTTGGTCTGGTTGGACTGTACTACACTCATCTAAGTCTGATTTAGCACAAACATCTAAGCATGGTGTTCGCATTAATAACTCTTGGTATTTACAAAAGCAGTTTGCTCCAACACGAGATGGTTGGAATATACCAGATAAGTTTGTTAGATAAAACATGAAGCATGACTGGAAAGATGATGCTGCTTGCCTAGAGTATGACACTAATCTGTTCTTTGATAAGTACGAAGAAGATGAGTTGCTCAGGCCTGCAATTGACAAACTATGTTCTGAATGCCCAGTCTCCAAGACTTGTTTTGCTGTCGGTGTTTCACAAAAAGAGTGGGGCATATGGGGTGGAATATATTTAGAGGGTGGAGAATTGTCTAAAGAATTCAGCAAGCATAAGACAAGAAATGATTGGGCAAATACATGGAAGTATTTGACGATGGAGAACTAAATGTATACAGACCAAAACAGAAGAGCCTTCAGATCAGTATCGCATTTTGCTCCTAGCAACTTTAAACTAGACATAATTGACAACGATAATTTCTTAACATTGAGGGCAAGTGAGAAAGATTTTATGTCTCTTAATGGGGAAGACAAGGTTCGTGCAGTTGAGTATATGGTTAGGGCAAAAAAAGCCTTAGAAGATACTGGGGCAATTGTTCTGTTAGTTAGAGAGGGTGGATCAGATGATCATTATAGATGATGATTTCTTAATTCCTGAAGTTAGGGATCAAATTCAAAAAGAAGTTTTTGCAATGCCATTTTATTTTAATCCAAAAACTGGATCTATAAAAGATAATGTTTCTGGTGTTGATGGAGACTTTTTAGATTTTCCAATGTTTGTTAGCGGACGCAACAGCGCAGATGTACCAGAACCTATTGTTGATATCGGCAGATATATATTGGATCAATTTGCCAAAAAACATAACATAGTTGTGTCTGGTATTGATAGAATAAAATCAAATATGTCTTTTAGAAGTAATAGAAAAGTACCAGCAATTCCACATGTTGATACACACCACAACTACAATGTTTTGCTATATTATGTTTTTGATAGCGATGGTGACACAATACTTTATGATCAGTTTGGTAGTTTGGATAAGGTAACTGAAGAAAAAGATTTAACAATTGTCAACTCTGTAAGCCCACTAAAGGGTCGTGCAGTTATGTTTGAATCTAATAGGTTTCATTGCTGGGTACCACCAGTAGAATCTGATGCTAGATGCGTTATCAATATAAACTTTAGAATGGAGAAATAATGCTTACAATATTTTTATCTTTGATTATTGTATTTTTTGTTTTGTTGTCTGCAGTTTTAGGAGCAAGACTAATAACCTTAAGAAACGAACTAGAAGAGTTTTCTCTTAGGGCTGCTCTTTTAGAGCAGGGTGTAAAGAAAGCCTTAAATAATGAGATAAAGCCAATAGAGAATACAGAAGGATTTGTTAAGTTTATCTCTGAATCTAGAGAGTGGGCTTTTGACTACATAGATGATGTACAGGTTGCTATTCAAGAGTTTAAAGAGGCTGCAGGGCCCGAAATAGAGTACTTCAAGGAGTTTGGCAGCGTGATGGATCTGCCAACAGATGGATTAATCAAAAGAATAACCAGTGCATATGATAAACTTATACTAATGTTACCAGAGGAAGAAAAATGAAAGATGTTCTTTTATCAACATTAACAGGTTTTGGATGTGGCGTCGTGTTTGCTGCATTCAAATTGCCAGTTCCAGCACCACCAGTTTTTGCGGGAGTCGCAGGAATTATTGGTCTATGGATTGGTTTCACAATACTAACACGAGTTATATCCTAGGAGGAATAAACATGAACAAACAAATCAAAAACGCACTAGCGTCATACGGAAGATCAGTACTTGGAGCAGCAACAGCAATGTATGCATCTGGAGTAACAGATCCAAAGACACTAGCATACTCACTACTTGGAGCACTAATCCCCGTAGCATTGAGAGCAGCCAATCCTAACGATCCAGCATTTGGCAAGATGCCATCTGTTGAAGAGGTAGACAAGGCAGTCAAGACTGCCAAAGTAGTTAAGAAGGCTCCTGCTAAAAAGGCAGCAGTACGAAAAGTCCCAAGAGGCGCAGCAAGACCTGAGTAATCAGTTAGATATAGTTAAGGGGGTCAATTCTTTGGCCCTCTTTTCTATTTCTAAATATTGATCCATTAATATTTTAAATTCTGGCATATTTTTAAATGTAGACAAAACTTTATTTTTAAGTTCTGGATATTTTTCTTCTCTTGGAAGGTGAAAGTTTCTATAAAGTTCTTCAGGGTCTTGGTATCTACCATAGTCTAGGGTTGATAGAGACTCTTTTACCTTATCTTTATCTATCTTGTTTATATACTTTATTTCCATAGATTCTAAAATCTTTTCAAGAACATTGTCTATATCACTAACTATGTCATCAAACAATATAACAGTTGCGTATCCGTATTTAATCTGATGCTTCAAATATTTGTTATACTCTGCACATGCATTTCTTACTCTAAATTCAAACTGCTGGTCATATAATTCTCTGACATCTTCTTCAGAATAATGAAACATAAAATAACTAGGAATTAACTGTTCTGGATTACGAAAAATACAAAAGTGTATTGTTTCATTGTCTGGATCTTTAAATTTTAGGAGGGATGAATTATGGGTGTGATTGTGAAGATGCCACCTAGACCAAAAATGATAATCTTTGGGTAAGTTTAGGGACAGAGCCTCTTCAAAAGCAAAAGCAAGATAGGTATTTGCACACCTAAACATTCCATTTAGCAGGATATCTTTTGTTTGCATATTAAGAGTATACCACGATATGGTATAATTATTATTGGTTATACTAGATTTAGGAGATTTTATGGACTGGAAAGAAGTTGCGACTGGTATAGTTGTTGTAAATAATGTAGGAGATGGCGCTCAGTATATAAATGATGTAGAAAAGTTTGTTGAGCGAGAGGTTCTTTCTTGGGTACCCCACAACAATAAGCCCCTAAAAGAAGATCTAAATAGAAAAGCCATGAACACAATGTACATAAATAACATTAGAAGAAATGGTTTGGTAGATCCAAATAACCCAACAACAAAAGAACTTGTAGAGGAAAGACTGTTTAATAGATTTGAAAAAGATTTTTATGAACCATTGAGCAGATACACTGGAGAATTTAAGGTTCCATGGACACAAAAAGAAAACTATGAAATTTTAAAATATGGTCAGGGAAACTTCTTTATTGACCATGTTGATGATGGCCTATATATGACAAGAAAAATATCAATGGTTTATTATTTTAATGATGACTACGAAGGCGGGGAGATCATATTCCCAAGATTTGATGTAGAAATCAAACCGAAGGCAAACCAACTATTACTTTTCCCAGCAGCATACATATACAACCATAATGTCAATGAGGTTACATCTGGTACAAGATACTCCATGGTTAACTGGACCAAGTAAGGCTTGACAAAATCAGTTTTGTTTGATATAATATATATACCTGCCCAATATGGGGGGTAAATTAACTTATTCGCTTGAAAGGGGAATAAAATGGTAAACAAACTAACTATGGATCTATTCAATGATCCTTTTTTTATTGGCTTTAACAGAGAGTTGGGCCGATTAAACACAGCATATAAAACAAACTCGCAGTCATATCCTCCGTATGATCTTCTTAAACTAGATGAAGATACATATCAAATTTCTTTGGCTATTGCTGGATTTTCTAAAGAAGATATTGATGTATCAGTAGACAATGGAACGCTTATTATCAAGGGTGAAATTGTAGAAGTAACAGATGCAGAGGTAGTTCACAAGGGTATTGCAGGAAGAAAATTCGTAAGATCTTTTGCCCTTGGAGAATACATGGAAGTAACATCTGCAGAACTGAAGGACGGTATGCTACATGTTCATGTAGTTCGTGTTGTTCCTGAAGAAAAGAAGCCTAAATCTATTAAAATTAAGTAGTATAATAGATACTATTCCGTCATGATACATGCAGTTGCTTTTAGCAACCCTATTGCTGAGTACGGATAAGCCTAAGATCGCAACTTGGGGGACCTGAGCAGGTCTATAAACTGCTCATTTTTTATGCTACAATATAGTTGTCCCACACAGGACCTTAGTGATGGATTAGTTACCCATTGGATAGAGACCGTGGCGCAAGTCAGGTGAATTGCCTGTGTGGG